ATAATAGCATGGTAGTGAGGTCTGTTTGTGTTATCTCCATACTCTCCGCAATGATAGTATCTAAGTTTTTTGGTATTAGCATGTTTTCTGAGCCTCTTTATAAATTTTTGAAAATCCGATTTAAGAAGTGAGCCGTCGGGCGGTATATTTTCGTCATTATAAGTGAGTGTAATGAATATATTGTCTTCATGAGTGCTTGCTTCATGGACGATTCGCATTGCCCATTGTCGGGATCGTTCAAGTCTGCATCCCAGACATTGTCCACATGGTAATTTAAATGGGTCCCCGTTGTTTTTTTCATCGAAGCGTATTTGTCCTTGGCTATCACGATAAGCCGTTAAGGGGTGAAAGCACGACATTCATTTATAGTCGTGTTCCGCCACGCATTGGGCGTGGTTTGGTGTTCATTTTGTTGACACCAGTATTTTTTTTGAATTTTCGGTTTGATGAGCCTTTGCTCATTTTGTAACGTTTTGCCATTAGAATAGCTCCATTTGTTGTTGAAGTGGTTTTGGAATATATGTATACCAGAATCCAGGGTAATCTGATTTTGCGTCTCTTGGCCTAAGTATTATTTTCCATTGATAACTAAATTCGAATGTTATTATTTTTTGACCTTTCATAATGACTCCTCGTTATGTTGATTATTATAATAATCTTTTTTTTAGCTTTGTAAAGCTTGGATTGACACTTTTTTATAAAAAGGTGTCAGTCCGGACAGTTATATCGAGTAGTTTGCTGTCCGGATTCGGCTTTTGTTGCCTCAGGCTTCGCCCTAGTTTGTCTCCCGACGGGGAACCGCGAAGGGCAATAATCAGAGATTATCACCCGTAGCGGTTTGTATTACGTTCTATTGAACGTTTGTATATTTTGTATAGCCTATAGGCTCTTTTGCTTTAACGCTGCGCTAAACGCATTGTGAGCCTATTTAGGCTTATTTTTGTTTAATGTATTAAAAAGGCTCCCGAAGGAGCCTTAGTATTAGCCAGCCTCGCCTGTCGGCGGGGGAGTCTCTGGCTGATTTGTTACCACAACCTCTATGGGTTGTGGTGTTTCTGGGGCTTTTGCAAGACCCCAATCTATGAGTTGTTGTTGATTATCGCCATTATGGATGAAATCCATAAATTTGGCGGGATTATTATCGAATTGTTTGCGTATCTGTGATGGTACGCTTGAGAATGATTCCTTAGCTTTAAGGATCATATTCATTGTTTCCTGGAAGTCATTATTTGGGTTATCGTCGTATGTGAATTGCTGCAAGGCAGCAGTTTTAGCGATTAAATCCATGCCATGGCGTTTTACGATATTGTTTATATTTACTTCGTCTTTGTGTGATTGTTCGACTCGAATTATCTCGTCTTCTGGGATTTCGAGTTGTATACGGTTGCGAATTTTTTCGCCTTTTTTGTTTGTTTTATAGAATGACATGTTTCACCTAATCATATTGATTTAATGTTTTAGTTATATCGAATGCCTTTCCTTGTGAGGTTGGGCTAAATATCTTGTTAAATGTTTCTTTAGACTTATTGTATACACCTTCTGTATAACGTTTTAGTTGATTTGCTGAACTTGTTAGATTTTGGCCTATTGTTGGAGCCATTTCAACAGCTGCTTCTTTGAATCCTTTATATACTTTATCCATATCTGTTGCGAATGTTGAACCAGGTTGTTTTATATTTATATTCTGATTTACACTTTTTGTATCTGATACCGTTTTATTTAGATCAGCAAATTGTTTTGCTATATCTATGGCGCTTGAAAGCTGTTGTGCTCCTGATGGTTTTGATTGCATAGTTGCGCCTGCTGCGTTAGCTTTCGCTGTTGCTCCCATTGAGCCTGCTGCTGCTGCGCCTGCTGGTGATGATGCGTCAAATTTACCTGCCAGTATTGGGTTTATTCCTGATGCTTTTAAGTCTGCCATCCTTCTTGATACTGCTGAGTTTGACATGCGTTCCTGGAATCCTAATTGTTTTTTTATTTCTTCTGATTGAAATGCTCTATTTTTTTGTGCCTCCGTCATTGAGAAGTCGCGTGCTTTTCCTGCTTCTTCTGATTCGAATACGTTACGAGCCGAGGCGATATCCTTATTCGCCGCGTTCATTTCTTCAACCTGTGTTACACCGGTGAAGTCATCCCATAAACCACCTAGTTTATTAGTGAAGCTTTTTGTTGCCTCGATTGGGTCGAAATCTGATAGAGAAGCCATTAGAAGTGATCTATCATGCCAGGTACACCAAATGTTGGCATAGGACGGGCACATTTAAGTCTTATATAAGTATCTACGATAAAGTGAGGCTCTGTATTTACCTGTATACATCGATCTAATGGTGGGTCTTCCTGTATGAATGTTGATCCTAATGTTGGTAAAGATGCAAAGTCTTGTGATAAATGCCACGGATCTAATGAACTCGTTTCGTCAGATTGAAATAGGCCTGAGATTTGAGATGGTTTGTAGCGATATTCTGCATAGCGTTCCTGGTATCCGAATACAAGATCATCGTTAGCTGATGCATCGCAGTATATTTCCTTGTTTAAAATTTCTTGCTCGCCAAGATGTGCGAGTGAGGGCCAGTATATGTCATATCTTGTTGATTTTGATAGTTCACGACGTAAGCCTTTTTGATAAGTTAAGTCTGCTCGAACAGACATCAAGCCCATTACTATACCGTGCTCTACGAATGATTTAGTGAAGCCATGACCTGTTACTGATGCTGTACCGATAGCTGCTAGGTCGCCGACGCCTGTTGCTGATCCGTCTGTAGTACCTGCCTGTTGTGTTATGGGAGAGATATTAATAGGAGAAGAACCGCCGCCGAGATATTCAGGGCGATAGCTAACATCGTAGAAATTAACACCAAAGTGATTTCGAACCAGTTCACTGTAACGTGTACCTCCTCGTGCGTCGCGTTCTAGAAGTTTTTGTACCTGGAATGCCTCACGTAAGTCGTTTATAGTTGCTGATGTTGCTGTACTAAGATCTGCCTGTAGACCAATAGTTGATCCCCAATTGGGTGAACCACCTACACTTGACCAGCCTGACCAATCTGTATCTGGTGCGTCGACAGTATCAACATGAAGTCGCATACCGGTATCTGCACCTAAATCCCAAGTTGGATATGAAGTACCTGGTGTGATTGCTTCAACTGGTGCTGATGTTCCTAATGGTAAAGAAACGGCGTCGCCTTTTTGTGGCCAGGGTAATGCTGACGTAAAATAATCGTGTCGTTTTCCACGTTTTAGGAGTTTATGCTGTGAAGCAGTTGCATTTAAGTTATCAGATGAATCTCCTGTTATTAACCCGGGGTCTTCTGAATCTATTAGATTTTGATCTCTAAACCATTCATTGTATATACGACCATATGCTCTAAACGGTAAAGCGCTGATATCTACATCTTCAGGGCCTATGCCGTATGGTACACCTAAATAGTTTAATAATGCTCTCGCTCTTTGTGCTGTTGATGTAAATGCTGATGCTGTACTGTCGTATGCTCCTGCTGCTGTATTACTTAATGTTGGTATTTGATAGTCGATTGAATCGCCCGGGTCTGTTTGTTCACCAAAGAATTTTTTACTATTTTCCCATATAAGACGATAAGGTACGAAGAAGAAATGAGTATCTATGAACATATTGTCCATGATTGGAAATAATGGTGTGGCTAATCGTGCAAATGCTGTTGTGTTTAAGTTAAACGTGTCTCCCGGAAGTACATCGTCCCAGTAGAATGGAACGAGCCAGCCTGCGTCCATTGTAAATTTGTGACCATGTGAACGGTCGAATTGTGAGCGAGGAGCCTGTATTGATGGTGCCTGGCTAAAGTTGTGGGTCATTACTGATTGCATTTTTTTTCCTTTAGAAAGTGATTGTAAGAATTGTAACCAAGTTGTCTTGCTATTATTTCATGACATCTTGCTATTGAACTTTTATGACCTTCATATTTATGTTTTTCATGTAGCATTTTTGCCATTACTTTTAATTGTTCTTTTGTCATTGGGACTCTCCAATAAGTGAGCCGGGGAATAACCCCCGGCTTTATAAGTTATATACCGCTTTGTTTTTTTAGGTTTTCTGGTAATGGTGTAACGTCTGCAATTTTTAGTTCAAATCCAGACTTGAGTTTTAACGGTGCTTTGTCGCAGGTTATTGTGCCTGAGTTATCGTCGAAGCCTCCGATATGATATAGAACGTAGTCGTTCTTGTTTTTGTTTTCCTCCAGTGACTGAGAGAATGCGCGAATCGCGCTTGCGTCGTTCACGTCACTGAATGGTTTGTTGAATATTTCTGCTACTGTATCGTAGATTGAATACATATTTAAGAACATTATAGACTCCTTTTGAGTTGTTTAAATTGGGCCTTCTTTACTGTTTCTCGTGCTGATAGAGCGGGACCCTTATTCTCTATTTGCATGATTTCTTGTGATAGTGCTCTTCCTGCTTTTATGTCGTCGTACATATCTGGGTCAATATTTTGGAGGTAGCTATCGTAATATTTTGGTGGCTGCATGCGCATACCTCTGATTGTAGTAAAGTCTTTAGGGTATACGTCTCGTGTAAAATTAGTAATCCAACTATGACCAATGCCAGGACGACGGGACATTGTAGAGTACTCTGGCAGTACTTCACTAATTTCTCCAGTAATATCGTTAATCCGTTCATATGGTTTTAGTCCTGTTTTTTTGTTTACCTGGTCTTTTAGTGGGCCGTTGAGTTTTTTCATGCAGTATCTGGCTACATAGCCTGCTGATTCGAATGATACAGTACCTATTGTTACGAATCCTTTTTTCCATATTTTTTCGAGA